AAAAACGGATAAACCGTTTTCGCTCACTCCACGTCGCAGATTGATACCCCCCGTTGGGGGGTATCATCGTTTTACTAAAATATTATATTTTAAGCATCATAGTAATAGGGGGTGGCAACCATATTAAACGATACAGCACCCACAGGAAGTACAACGGCAGAGCTCATTGCGGTGGCTGACTGTAACATAAAGAAAGGAAAATCCTCTGGATACGCTGCAACATCGGAACGATAATGCAATACTTTTCCCTTTCCGAAAGTCATAGTGTAATTATAAAACACATAACTTTCCGCTATACCCTCTGCATTAGTGGAGGCACTAATGAAATCGGTAGATACCGAGCGTTTAAATTCTTTGCGAACAATACAATTATCCTTGTTCCAAGGTGTATTGTAGTCTCCAACTGACCCTGTATATGCACTGTCAGATTCAAGCAAGATGTCATAATTTAAGGATACACTAGTAGCTGCGGTGAGAGTACGAGAATCTAGAATATTACGCTGACGCATAACTGCATTACGAATAAGAATTCGGCTAGCGGCGGCACTACCCGTAGGTAAATTCATCTTGTAATAACCTCGGATGACAATCTTTTTCAAAGTAATCTCATTTCCAAGACGGTTATCCTCGCCCGTGCCTTGCACGATTGAGGATAGTAAAGGCACAACATTAGTTGTACGATTTACAGCAGTTATATCTGGACGGATATCTGTAATATTAACGTTTAGTGGGGCACCCACTTTTAGTTCTCTTTGCTTATTGAGCACCGACAGCACTCGCTTTGCAAACGACATTTTAGCCTTATTAGCACGCTTGCGACCACCCTTGCGATTTCTACGAAAACCTTTTGCCATCGTATAACATATGGATATATAATAATTATTGCTAAATATATTATATATCTTCAAAATTCAAAAGTAGGTTTCCATCACTATCATACTGAACCTCCATTTCGTCAATTTCATCGTCAGTAGGACGACCTATAAATTCACGTACACACGTTATACGACGGGTGAGTTGATATAAGTCCTCGGCAGTACAATGCCTCCAAGTATCCTCCGGTGACTTGGGTGTTGTAATAAAAATCCTTTTTGCCCTCATTTGTCTGGAACCTCCTTTACATTCAATACGAAATTCATTTCTATCAAGGAGTTTAATAAAAGATTGAAACGTACAAAATTCCGGACGATAATCGTCTATGATGACATCCTCGTGACCATCATAGCCCTCCCACCATTTAGTACTTTCCATACAAGTGTAAGGGTCTTTACACATTTCATACGCCTGTTTGGTTTTACCTGTTCCGCTTTTTCCATAGAACCAAAAAACTTGCGTTTTCCACGTACGAGGTGGTTCAAAATATTTGAATTGGATTTCTGCCATTCTTATGGATTGAAATGATGTAGCCGTAGTAACTATATCCCTCATAGTGCAATTACCTTTCTTAACCTTTTCCAAAACAACATTAAGGTCGGTTCGCTTTCCCTGCTGTGGCTTGACGCCAAATTCTTTAAATACTGCATTCAAAGGTTTATACTTTCCCTTATGATTAGTATAGTCACCCTTACAGTAACCAATAGATTGGTCATTAGTTGCATTTTCATCTTGCACCTCAATATGTCGTCCCTCCATCATCTTTCGGGCAGCTGAAAACGTTTTGGCATCTTTCAAGTAAATAAAACCTTGAAAATGGTCACGCTGTGACGTTGGACATACCTCCTCACCCCAACAAATATAACTGTACGGCAAACCAAGCAGAAAATTCTCATCACGTTCAAAATCGGTAAAACAGTACGCTCTGAAACGTGACATTCCTAAACTATATATATATACGACTTTATATTATTTTACACAGAAGTAATTACACAGAAGTTAGGGGTAATACTAGCCCCTAACTTTAAGTGTAAAGCCTTACACAAGGTTTCTAGGGTGTTTGACGAACAACAGTTTAGTCATCATCCTCGCAAGCGAGGATGACGCCAAAACTCTCATCCGTAAAACACGGCGACGGACAAGCTCGCAAAAACGGATAAACCGTTTTCGCTCACTCCACGTCGCAGATTGATACCCCCCGTTGGGGGGTATCATCGTTTTACTAAAATATTATATTTTAAGCATCATAGTAATAGGGGGTGGCAACCATATTAA